ATTCGAAAAAGTCACTAGAAAACAACTTTATCTTGATTTGTTTCTCTAGCGACTCACGTTGCTCGTCCAAATCAACGAAATCGTCTCTAGAAAGCTCTAATTTATCTAACGCCGCACGATAAGACTCTTCATCCTTCGTTGCGCCATAAAGATATGTCAACTCCCACAATGAAGGTCTTTCTCGACCGCTACCGCCTGTTGCTTGAAGCCACCAATTTCCAGGCACATCTGGTCTTGGAAATTTATATTCCCTGAACCATTTCGACATCATAAATGCCAAGTTGCCAAATTTTTCATAAAATAACTTAGCAACAATCTCAGGATAACCAAGATTAACAATATCCTGCTTAGCCTCTATTAAAAAATAAAATGATTTAAATTCCATGTATACTTATTTAGATACTTTGTCTGGCAATTTCCACTCTCTATATTCATTATCACCATGCTCATTTATCCACTTGGGTGTCGATAGTTTCGATGTTTATTGAGTACTCGACAGGATCATCATGTACCCAAGGACATTGTTTGCAACACAAGTAGATCACACCGCCCATGTCTTCCAACTCATGGTCGTGCCATACGCAATGAGAAGTCAATGTTCTCCAGGTCCAATTGAGGGCATTACGGAGTCTGCGAAACATCACTTCTCCTGCTTGTTTAATTTATAAAATTTAGGATAATCACATGCCGCCGCATCAACACTCGATGCAAAACTCATAACCACTTGATTAATATCTTCAAAAGCTAAAAAAGTTAACACACAAATACCATCTTGTAACGTAATCTCGGCAGATGCCTTATCACCATACTCACTTTTTATCGAATCACATATACTGTTTAAAAACATTATATTAAAGTTTTTTTCACAAAAGAAACTAATATACGATTCATTAACTTCTTTAATTTTAACACCCTTAAGATTCCCCAACTCACCAGCTACTGAATTCATACAAATTTTCAGTTCACTTTCCTTCATTATATCTCTCCTTATAAATTTTAGTACGACACTCTTTACACATTGCCTTCCCCTTCGAAAAACAATCAAACGGCAAAATCCTTGCACACTTTCCTTGACACTGACGACTACCTATTTCCTCATAGGGATTGTTCTTCTTTTTCTTAGGTTGCTTACCTACTATGTGTCCATTTTCTTTAATACAAATAAATCTACCATTCTTGCCAATATTTTCATTATAACTTTTTCTTAATGGTGAATGATAAGTGTTACAAAATTTACAAAATACAATCACCTTATCCTTAGCGATCTTATTACTGTAATGCCGATTAGCTTTATCTCTATCTTTCTGCTGACGGTAGGCCGCATAATCAATCAGATAATGCTCTTTCCTGTAAACATCTGCTCTATCCCTAACTGCCTTCATACTGACAATGTTTAATCTGCTTTCCGTCCATAACTCAAATTTACAACCAATAGAATCAGCATATTTTTTACAATCTTGAATTTGCTGTTTAAATTCACAAATCCTTTTCTTAGGTTTTATCTCTATTATTTTCTTACTACCATCCTGATATTCTATTAAAACATCAAGACTGTGATCCCGACCTTCAACAGCAAATTCAACTTGAGTCTCGTAGCTCTTGATATTAAGGTCTTTCTCCCAAAAATCTTCACAAGCCACAAATTCATAAGACGAATTACAAACTCTAATCGCATTATTTTTGGCGGATATATACAGAACTTTTCTTTTGGATTTATTTATTTTATTGCTGCCATGCTCCTTTACAGCTTTTTTAGCTAATAGCTTCTTATTTTCTTTGCCCTTGTCAGTTTTAAAATAATCTTTCTTTTTCTCTGACATTAACTTCTTAGTTTCTGGAGAATGTTTTTTACCGAGTCTCCCTTCCTTTTGTTTTTGTTTAGTAATTTCTTTTCTTGGAGAAAGTTTATGACTTTTCTTCATTGAACAAGAACGATCTAAATACATACCATGTTTCTTTATATTTCTCTCTACTACTTCCTTAATAACATGTTTTTCTTGACCACAAACATTACAGTTTATTTTTATCTTATCCTTCTGATAAAATAATTTGTAAATATCATAAAATTCATTCAGGTTCATTATTAACCTCTTTATGTGCTTTTGCTTTTTTTACCGATTCCCCTATCATTAATTTCGTTTCTTCTGTGTGTTTTTTACCCAAACAATGTTCCTCCGCTCCACCCTCTTTAAGCTTACCTTTCCATAGTTCGGGATGCTCAAGCATAAATTTACTTTTTTGCTCTAACATTTCTGGAGTTTGAGCATTTTTTGAAGATTCACTTAGTTTTCTTTTATGCTCATCGCTTTTTTCTTTGCCTACTTGACAACACACTTTACAAATTTTTTCATAAGGTGATCCTCCCACCATCCAAGGCTTTTTAGCCTTAACTGTTCTAAGAGTTTTGCACGTTGGACAAACAACTTCATACATAATACATTCTCCTTCTCTCAACAACATATTGCATCGCATAGCTATTGTCAAGGAAAAATTGCAAAAAAACGAAAAAACCAGCGAGTTTTCGTCTCGCTGGTTTCAATTATTTTAGCCGTAACCCCTGATTTCTCAAGGGTTTAGGTGTAGCCATCAGATCACAAAATTGTGGATCGTCATGCGGGCATAAAACTTTGCTCCCTCGCGGAGGAGTTTTTTCCCATATCGGGTTAAAATTCCTTTTCTTGGGCAAAAACTTTCTGGGTCTAAGACAACTGGAGTCTGAGTTAATGGAACGTATGGACAGTAAAAATATCCCGAATCCATATAAGAGTCTCCCTTATAACCCATGAGAATCTGGTTGGTTCTGAAGAGTGGGTCTTTATACAATCTCCAACGGTTGTTGATAGTTCCAACATATTGGATACCCAACGAACTCGTAAAGGTTTCTGAAGGGGCTGGCGCGAAACCTGCGGTTGCAGTTTCGAAGATAGATGCAACTTCTGGGGAAGTTACGATCCAGTTAGCACCACCACGCAATGTCTTTCTGTGAATCACAGCGGACATTTCAACAATCTTCACATACAACGATTCATACTTTTCTTTGATCGTGTCACCGAGAGCGGTTGAGAAGTCCCAAGCTCCTACTGTTCCTGCGTTCAGTAAAAGGTCAGTTAACACTTCGCGATCAATTTCTAAATTTATTTCCTGAGCTAACACAGCGGTCAATTCGGCTTCTGCGTCGAGGTTGTGCTGGCTGCGTAAGTCTTGCTGAGCTTCGTAGCTCCATACTGCCTTAAGTTTACGGGTCTTAGCAGCAATTTCTTCACTTTCTACTACCAAATTAATCTCAGGTAAATCCTGATTACATTCCATATTATACTCATATGAAACTACTAAGTTGTTAGAGCCTGGGGCAACGTTCCATGTAGCAACCAATTCACCAGTGGTGAGGTTAAGGGTGCCAGTTACGATGAAGGCTGCTGGGGCACCGATTGGTGTGAAGGTGAAGACACCTGCACTACTTACGGTAAAGGTCTGGACTGCTGTTGCACCGACGAATACTGTTCCAGTCATAGTGCCAGCGAGAATTGGCGTATGTTCCAGAGGAGCATAAGCTGATACAATCACTGCACCTGGATCGACGTTAGAAGCTTCGTTCTGCACGAACTGGCTTGAATAGAAGATATCCAAGTTTGCTGTGCCGTCTGCCAACTGCTGGAGTGAGTTGATATCATCGGCTGGGTAGCCACCATTATTATCAGCACCACGGCGACTGCCCTTGTTGCTGGAGTAACGGAAGCGGAGATAGTACACTAACCCTGTTGGCCCTAAGAGTGGCTGTACGCTCACGATCTTATTGGCGATCAACTGTGGGTAAATACGACGGATCAAAGGAATCGAAATACGCTTGAATTGAGCAACGTCGCTTGTGTCGGTTGCTACTTCGTTGAACAATCTCTGGTTCTCTAAAAGTACGGCTGCACATGAACGTTCGTAGCGTGAGTCGATACCTTCGAGCAATCCTGTTTGGCTCCACTTGCCTTCAAGTTCACGAGCTTCATTTAAAAATCTAGCATTTGCATTCATAATTATCTATTTTTCCTATATTTTAACTTATATTAGAAGTTTATCTTGCTTTTTTTCCTGTTCCAGCTAAGGTGTTTAATGTTTCCTGGTCAATACCTGGAAGTAAACTCTCAACTAGATCAGTGGTATCTTTTCTGTTAGTAGCAGACTGGTTATGTTCCGCAATAACCCTAGTTTCTTGTTCTGTTACAACAGACCCTCTCCCCGATACGTTCTTTGCTTTTTCTACTCTTTCTTTCTGGTTTACTTTACGAGATTCAGCTACAATGGTGTTGTTATGACGGACGCTTTCGGTCATCTTCTCATGTTCGCGTGCAAGACGGATATTACGAGCTTCCATAACCTTAAATTGACCCTTCATTTCTTCAAGTTGTTTGTAAGCTTCTTCAAGCTTGCTGCTGGTTGCCAAAGCAATTTCTTCACCTGTTAGGTAATAAGAAGTGATTTCTGCAATTTTATCCAATGCGACTTTATGTTCGGCATAGCGTGGGTTATTAGCCGTGTCACGAATTGCCTGTTCATAAATTTCAGCACCTTTGTTCTGAAGGAATTTGTCGAGCATATCAACAAACTGTTCCTTCAAATCACCGTACTTCTTTTCATATTCTTCATGAATATCAACTTCAAGGGTGTTGTTCTTAGCACGTTCTGCAAGTAACAATTGGTAGGCTTCTTCGTAACCTTCTTCAAGGGTACGATCAAACTCTTCCTTTTGAACTTCAAGACGATTACGAAGGTCTGTAATAATTGTATATGCTTCTTCGTAACCTGTTTCGGCAGTTTTTTCAGCTGATGCCAATTCCGCTGAAAGTTCATCATAAGCATTTTTTAATTGCTTATTAAACTCAGCTTCTTTTTTCTTACCAATTTCATCGGTAGCTTCTGCAAGCATACCGTCAATGGCGCTGGCAACTTCTTTTAACTGGTCTTCTGGAAGAAGATGCTTCAATGCTTCTAAAATCTTTTTCATTATTTCGACCTCGCTAAATATTTATTGGTTGACTCTTTAATTACTCCACCCAAGGCGGCAATAACTACTTCTTTATTATATATGCGGGAGTTATTATTTTTCTCAAAACTATTAAAATTATTTTGAGGATTATAACTTTCACGTTTCCCGATTACTCTTTCTTGGAACGCTGCTGGTGTTGAAGGATCAGCCACGGCATCGAATGTAATAAGTTTATAGCCTTCGCCAATAACCAATACGCCATTCTCATTTACTTTGCCGTTACCTACCCCTCTACTACTCATTCCTATTCTAATTCCACCTTCTAACAATGCTCTCAATTGTCTGCCCATAGCAGTATTTAATATTTCACCTTCACCCATTAGGATGTTGGCTTCCCACCATAATTTGGTAATAACATGGGAAGCATCTTTAAAGTGAATAATAGAGTCTGTAGGGTGGTCCAATTCACCAAGTAACCCACGGGCTTTAACAACTTCTTGTAACTTATGTACGTTCTCGTCTAATACCGCGAATGGATACATACGTTTGTTCTTATTAACACATTCTGCTTCTTGAAGTTTGCCACGGAATTTCAACAAACCTTTTTCTACATTAGATTCTTTAAGGTCTATTGAAAATCCATAGCAATCAAATTCATTTAACAGCATCATATCGCTCATTATGCTCCTTATTTGTCAACCACTAAGTCATCTTCCTTACCATTATTCATCTTGTAGGAATATGGGGTTTCAGCTTTAGGCTGATATGGGTTTTGCAAATCTGGCCATGTGTCCTTGGACTGATAACGGCTCCAATCATCGTCTCCCGATACATCGGCACCCTTTTCGCCCTTCATTGTCCACACACCTGCTTTTGGAACATATGGGTTATTCATTGAAGGCCATGTATCATCATTAGCCCAATTACCCCATGCGTCTTTTCTCATCTCATCTGCCAAGCCACCTTTATAAGACTTGCCATCGCTTACTGGTGCTGGGTCACCCCAATCACCACTGAAGTCTGAGCTTGGCGTATAAGACTTTGCAGCATTCTTAGCCATCTGTGGATTGTCACCGTTTACAGTCGCGTGACCGTCGTTAGAAACTTTCCAATCATCCATTTCCAGATTAGTTTCAACTAAGTTGCTAAGCCATGCAGCTACATCACCCGCCAAATCTAAAGTTGGTTCTACTGTTTGTTCGCAAACACCCTTAAGTTCTCTGAGGAAACTACTAGCCTCACCCATTAATAACTCATTTCCTTCTTCGTATGCAGCCTTGTATACTTCTGCCAAAGTATTATAAAGGTCGATGAACA